ATCGAATCAATGGTGTAGGAATAAATAATATAGAGGATCAAACGATATGGCACGTCCCAAGGGAGCATTAGGCAAGAACAAAGCATTTTTACTCAATCGTTTAAAGGATATGTACGGTAAAGACTTCGACCCCATCATGAAGGCCGCTGAACAGGCTCATACCCTCGACCAGTTGGCTCAGGAAGACCCCACAGTAGCCAATCAACGTGACTCTATAGCTTCATGGCTCAAGATAGCGGAGTATGTAGCACCAAAGCTGAAGGCAATAGAGCACAGTACAGGGGACACAGGGCTAACAGTCAGCATACAGCGCAAGAAGTATGACGGTGGAGCAAACGACAAGGACTAGGGATAGCACCCCCCCCTCCGAAGGCGCGCGTTATGTGTATATATATGTCCCTCCCAAAAAAAAATTATGACGATTCATAAGATCAGACCTGACGTAGAAGACCTCCTAGAAGCTCATATAAAGCGTTCTAAGGACTTTATTTTTATTTCTATAGGCGACCTAGGGGTTGAGGTAGGAAGTACGCTTACAAGTGAATCTGAGGTGTTTTATCTTGAATTAGCAAAAACACTTGTAATGAAGGATTGGTTAAGGGATGATAATTAAATGATAAGTCTTAATACGGATGAACCTGTGAGTGATGCTGATTACGAATTGATTGAAGCTTTTTGTATGGCTTTAATTGATAAAGACTTATACGCGATGAAAGAAGTTCTGTATGTGTTAGATGAGAAGATGTTTAGTGAGTGTGTTTGTTTAGAAGAAACGTGTATATGCGGTAGGTGGTAAATGGCAAAGAAAGGCCCAAACTTAGTTCATAAGTTAGACAAAGAAACAAGAGATAGACACTTCCCTGAATACAATGGTGGTAAGGGTAGTCATGCTCGTAAGTCTACAGCGAGTAGTCGAGAAGTATTTAAATCTAATTACGATAAGATAGACTGGTCAAAATAACAATGGGGTTGTAATGAGAATTGAATACAACTTGATGCCACAAGGCCAAGTCCTGCAAGATTTCAATGATTGCCGCGCAAGAAACTCTTTTATCATGGGGCCGTTAGGTTCTGGTAAGACAGTCCAGTGTATTCTCAAACTGTTTGACCTCATGTGTGAACAAGCACCTGTTAAAGATAAGAAACATAAGAACTATGGTGTACGCTTATCTCGTGTCATTGCCGCACGTAACACCTATTCTGAACTGTTCTCTACTACGATTAAAGACTGGTTAGAAATACATGGGGAGTTAGGTGACTTCAAACAAGGTAACAAGGAGCCTCCTACACACTTCATACGATTTAAACTAGAAGATGGTACAAGAGTAGAGTGTGATGTTGTCTTTATTGCGTTCGACCGTCCTGAACACGTTAAGAAAGCTAGGGGTATACAGACTACATGGGTGTGGTTAAACGAGACTAAGGAACACGCTAAGGCTGTTTTAGATATGTTAGACCTTAGACATGGTAGATACCCCTCTAACAAGGAAGGTGCGCGTCCTACACATCATGGCATCATAGGAGATAGTAACGCCCCTGATGAAGACCATTGGTATTTTAAACTAGCAGAGATAGAAAGACCTGATGACTGGGCATTCTACAGACAACAAGGAGGGGTACTAAAGGACGGTGAAAGCTGGATTATTAATAAAAATGCTGAGAACCTTACTAACCTTCCTGATGACTATTATAAAAGAGGACTTCAAGGGAAGACAGATGACTGGATTAAAGTTAATCTAGCGAATGAATACGGCTTTGTGTCTAACGGTAAACCTGTACATCCTATGTATACTGATTCAGTACACTGTCAACACATGGAGTTTGAGCCTACTAAAGACCAACCTATTATTCTTGGCTTTGACTTTGGCCGTACTCCAGCGTGTGCCTTTATCCAAAGAACCTCTGTAGGGCGCTGGGTCTGCTTTGATGAAGTCGTGTTAACTGATTCTGGTGCTGTTGACTTTGCCCCTAGTCTTAAAAGATACATTGAAGAAGTCTATCCTGATCACACGTTTAAAGGATGGGGCGATCCCTCTGGTAACAATAAGAACCAGTCTAACTCTGAAACACCTTTCCAAATCATGCGAGCCGCAGGCATACCCTGTCAACCTACTGCGTCTAATGATCCTATGAAGCGTAGAGCGGCCCTAGAAGTTCCTATGAAAGAAATGTGCATGGATGGCAAGCCTAGATTCCTCGTCTTACCTAAAGCCTCTATGATCCGTAAAGGGTTACAAGGTGGGTTCTGCTACCGCAGAGTACAGACTACAGGGGAAAGGTACACTGATGAGCCTGATAAAAACGAATATTCCCACCCTGTTGAGGCTTTGGAGTACGCATTACAAGGTGAGGGCGAGGGTCGTGCCGCATTACGACGCACAAACACTTTTTCAAAATCTGTTACAGCAAAAGTAAACTTTAATGTCTTCTAAGGTTTATATCGTTTTTGAGGATGATTCTGAACATTGGTGGTCAAAATTGTTAAAAAAAGGCATTCGGCACTGCTTTTTAATCAAACCTATACCACATTCTTACATTATTTACGGAAAATCAGCCAAAAGTTTTGATTTATTTACTGTTTCCGACCAAAAGAGTATAATCGAAGGTAACTATATAATGGAAAGTTACGTACCGAAAGAATGTAAAAGATCGTTATTTATGTTGAATACTTGTGTCGGACATATTAAACAGATACTAGGTATCAACAATCCTTTCATTCTAACCCCTTATCAACTGCTCAAACATCTGAGGAAGAATAATGAAAAGACCTAAAGCACCAGAGCCTACTGCACAAGAAAAGGCTGTAGTTGAAAGACAAAGTAGAATGCTTGATGAAGAGATGGAAGAGTCTGAAAAAAGACTCAAAGCTTTGGCTCGTGGAAAACTAGGGTCTAAGTCTTTGTTGGCAAAAGCTGGCACTGCTAGTGGACAGTCTGGTGTATCAAAAGGATTTACTGGGGCTGGGGCTGGTATCTTTGGAGGCGGTAGCGCAGGAAGTTCTGGATTACGCTCTGGCGCTGGATATACTGCAACTAACACTTCCATAAAAAAGGCGGCTAAGTAAAAGATGAAACTCCCAAAAGAGCTAGGGTCTTTACAAGATTTAAAAGCAAGAGAGGTGCAGGCATTTAGTCGTGCGGCTTATTGGAATGACCAATTAGATGACGCTTATGAATATTTTTTGCCTAACAGGAATTTATTTGAAGATAGTCTTGCTGGGCAAAAGAAGATGGACAAGATTTTTGACTCTACTGCTTTAGAGGCTATTCAGCAAGGTGCAAGCAAATTGCAAGAAAACATTGCGCCTATTTGGTCAAGGTGGGCAACTTTAGAGCCTTCTAACCAAGTTAAGTTGCTTTTAGATAATGGTGAGTATGAAATTTCAGAAGAAGATATAAGAGAAAATTTAGAAGAACAATCTGAGATTATTTTTGATTACATTAACCGATCTAACTTTGCTACTCAGTTTTATGAGCACGCTCTTGATTTACTTATAGGAACAGGTACTTTAAGAATAGATGAAGATCCTGATAACAATATGCCCATTATTTTTACTGCTATTCCACAAAAAGGAATTGCTTTTGAAGAAGGGCCGTATGGTAATGTAGAAACTCATTGGCGTAGGTTTAAGGTTAAGGTTAGAGATCTTTCTAGAAAGTGGAAAGGGTTTAAAGCGTCAACAGAAATTGCTGAAAAAATTAAAAATGACCCTGAGTCTGAAGTAGATGTTAGTGAAGGTGTTATTTACCTTCCCAAAGCTAAAAAATATTACGGTTGCTTATGGATTGGAAAAGAAGACCGCATAAGCTGGATGGAAGATTTTGGAAAATCTAGCCCTTGGGTAACTGGTCGTTACTCTAAAGTATCTGGAGAAATACGTGGTCGTGGCCCTGCATTGCAAGCACTTCCAGATGTTAAATCTTTAAATAAAGCTAAAGAGTTTGTTTTACAAAAAGCGGCTATTGATTTAGCTGGTATGTATACGGCTACAGATGATGGTGTTACCAATCCATACAATATTAGCATAAGCCCAGGGGTTGTTATTCCAGTTGGTTCTAACAACTCGTCTAATCCATCTATACGGAGGTTAGATACTGGTGCAAACCTACAGTTGGCGCAATTTGCTATTAATGATCTTCAGATGTCTATTAAAAAATCTTTGTTTAACGATTTAAGAGATCCTACTGGCGCTGTTAGGTCTGCAACAGAAGTAGCTATTGAGTCTAGGGAGTTAGCTAAAAGAATTGGATCTGCATTTGGCCGATTACAGACAGAAGTATTAATTCCTATTATTAAACGTGTAGCTTCTATATTAACTCGCAGAGGTTTATTACAGCCTTTGCAGTTAGATGGCCGAGACATTGAAATTAAATTTACTTCACCATTAGCGCGCGCACAAGATAGCGAAGATATTTTAAATGTACAACAAGCTGTTCAATTTGTATTACAGAATGCTGGCCCAGATCAAGCTAAAATTGGATTTAAGCTAGAAGACTTTGGAACTTGGGTGGCAGAAAAGACTGGTATGCCTGCGGAATTAGTAAGAAGCCCTACTGAAAAGCAACAAATAATACAGGCTGGAGCGCAAGCGGCACAAGCTGGCATGAATACTGGTGAAGCGCCAATGCAAGGACAAACTCAAGTATGACTTGGGAAAATATTGATCACCTTTCTGATTCAAAAGCGGCTAAAAAACAAGCAGAATTACGAAAGAGAAATGCTAATGATTTGGCTAAGGCATATCACAGGGTCTTTACAACTGACGATGGAGCGCGTATCTTATCAGACCTGACCAAAAGGTTTGTCTATGATAACGATACTTCTTTTGGCGCAGAAAACATTAATTATGAGGCCGCTTACCATAACGGTGAAGCTGGAGTAATTAAGTTTTTAATTAACCAAATGAGACAAGCTGAAATTAAATAAGGATTACATTATGTCAGAAGAACAAGCCGCTGAACAAAGCGATACCTTGTTAGATAGTGCCGAACCAACTCTTGCGGAAGGTGAATATTATTTAACTGACGGTATTAAAGGAACTGGTGAAGTGCCTGAATGGTTAGATACAAAGTATAAATCTGTAGCAGATCAAGCTAAAGGTTATTCTGAACTGTCTAAAAAATTTGGAGGATTCAAGGGTTCGCCTAAAGATGGTTACACACCCCCAGAAGGAATTGAAAGTGATGATGCCTTGTATCAAGAGTTAGAGGCATTTGCTACTAAGACTAATATGAGTGCTGATGCATTTGGGGAAGCATGGGAATTGTTATCTGCACAAGACTATGCCGCACAAGCTGTAGACCAAGAAGAAGAGTTGTCTAAGTTAGGCGATAACGCTCAGGAAAGAATTAAGACTGTTGAAGGGTTTATGAAAAACAACCTAGATGCAGAAACTTATGAGCAAGCTAGAGGTCTAGTGACTACCGCTGATACTATTTCTTTGGTAGAGATGTTAGTACAAGCAACGGCTCCTGCTAAACTCCCAATGGAAGGAGGCCACAATCCTCAAGGTCTGTCTTGGGAAGCTATTGAAACAGAAATGTTTAAGAAAGATGAGCAAGGAAACCTTCTTAGAAGTACCAATATAGAGCACGAGCGCAAGATTCAGAAAATGATGGAAGCGTGGGGCGGTTCTCAATAATTGATTAATACAGGGTAAAAGGTGTATAATCAAGACACTGGATACCCTTTCTCTAAAGGCCCAGTAAATTTAGGTTGAATGCTGACCATTTTTACTGGGTACTCAGCAAAAAACCTTGAAAACTTTTTTTATTACTCTTTTCGAGGAAACTATTATGAGTGCTAATCTATCATCCGTAGCGTCGATTGAATTTGACAGTATGGTCAAACACGCCTACGCGCAAAAAGGGCTATTAAAGCCTGCTGTAACAATTCGTAACAATGTAGTTGGTGACACCTACAAATTCCGTAACATGGGCAAAGGACTTGCTAACCAAAAAGCAACCTCTGCTGATGTTGTTCCTATGGGCGTAACCTATGCTTTTGCAGTAGCGACTCTTGCTAACTGGAATGCTCCAGAGTACACCGATATCTTTGACCAAGCTGAAGTTAACTTTGATGAAAAACAAGAGTTAGCAGACACTATTGCTGGCGCTTTGGGTCGTCGTAGTGATCAGTTGGTAATTGATGCAATGGATGCAATTACTCCTGCCTCTACTGTTGCCGCTGGTACTACTGGTCTTACTATGGCTAAGGTAATCGACGCTCAGGTAGCGTTGCGTGGTCAAGCTGTTCCTAACTCTAACTTGTTTGCCGCAATTAACAGTGCAGGACTTGGCGGTCTTTTGAAAGATGAGAAGTCTACTTCTGCTGATTATCAAACTGTTAAAGCACTTGTTAGCGGTGACGTAAACAGCCTAGCGGGATTCCAATTTATTATTCTTGATGATCGTGCTGAAGGTGGCTTGACTGTTACAACTAACACAGTTGATTCATATTTCTTTAGCCGTGACGCTGTTGGACTTGCTATTGGCATTGATATGAAGACTTCTGTAGATTGGGTTGCACAGAAAACTTCTTGGCTTTGTAATGGTATGCTTAAAGCTGGTGCTGTTGCACGCGATGTAGACGGTATCTGTAAAGTTCAATACAAAGATAACGTATAAGTTATTATTGCGTAACTTAATTAGGGGGGTTCGCCCCCCTTTTTTACATAAAGGTTTATTATGGCAAGTAAAATCCAACTTATATCTAATGCGTTAATTTTAATTGGTGATTTGCCTATTACATCTTTGGTTGGCAATACGCGCGCACAAACTGTTGCTAACAACCTGTATGACAACATTGTTCACAATGAACTTACAAAATACCGTTGGGGATTTGCAAGAAAAAAAGCACAGTTATCTAAAATTAATGAAACTCCAGTAGGTATTGAATACAGCACTATGTATCAGTTGCCTGCTGATTTGTTAGTATTTATTAAAATTAATCCTAGCATTAATTATCAAATTCTTGGTGATCGAGTATATTGCAACACTGAATCTAATTTATACTGCGATTACATCTACACCGTCTCTGAATCTGTTTGGCCTGCATATTTTTCAAAAATGGTAGAGTACGCTTTAGCAAAAGATTTTGCTATGTCTATTAGAGACAGCGCATCTACTAAACAATTAATGAATGAAGAGTATATTAATGCATCAAACATGGCTAGATATACAGATTCTCAACAACATCCAATAACTCCTCTTGCAAGCAGGCCTTTTGTTGATGTGAGGTTTTAATGGCTAAAAGTTATTTTTCGCAAAATAGTTTTGTTAGCGGAGAACTATCTCCTTTACTTAAAGGTCGTATTGATCTTGACCAATATTATCAAGGCTTAGAAAATGCTGAGAATGTGCTTATCGTCCCACAGGGAGGGTTAAAGCGTAGAGCAGGAACACAACACGTAGATACCGCAGAAAACATTTTAGCTCCTTTTATTTTTAGTGGATTAGGGAAATTATTTACCTTTAATGTTACCACTGGCTTACCTATTGTTGGCAAAACATATACGAATAATTCTTCTACTTTTACGGTTCTTTCTTTTACGGGATCAAGTCTTCCATATACTGTCTACGCAGAAAGGACGGTTGGAACTAATGATCCTACTGCCAGTGGTACTCTTACTAAAACAGTTAGTACACCTAACCTTGTATATTCTGCATTTACGACATTTACTTCAAGTATGCCAGAAGGCGGTACTGTCGATAATATCAATGACTTTGATCGCTCAACCGTAGGACTAACAACAACTAATATTGGTGTATTAGGTACAGGCTCTAATTCTGATTATGTTG